AGACCGCTAAGGCTGGTCTGTCAGAAATGGAAACTAAACTAAAGGACAGGGACAAATGAGAGAACTCCTCAGTAAAGTGATCGGCTGCCCTGTAGGTAATATAGTCCGTTGGGAATGGATTCCAGATTACGACGCCTACCGAATACTTTTGAAGAACAACCACTGGATTAGAGTTACCGGATTAGATATCTTTAATTACGAAAAGGGAGCCCCTGTAGGTGCCAAGAAAAGTTCGCCAGCTTCTACCAGTTGAGCTAAAAAACCAGTTCACTCAAGCTATTCGACAAACAGCCATCCGGCCTTCTATTGTCGCATACCAACCCCAAGACTATCAAGTAGACTTTCACAAGGACGAAGCAAAGGCAAAGCTTCTAATCGGCGGTAACCGTTCAGGTAAGACCGTTTGTGGAGGTACAGAAGCTACTTGGTGGTTAACTCATACTCATCCCTATAGAGACACACCGCTTCCCCCAGTATTTGGGCGGGCAATAGCTGTTGATGTCGAGGAGGGCATCGAGAAAATAATTAAGCCCGAAATTGAAAAGTGGATGCCTCCATCTTTTCTAAATAACGGATCATGGGATGATTCTTACAGTAAATCACAACGGACACTCACTCTTACTAATGGCTCTACCCTCGAGTTCATGTCCTACGAACAAGCCACGGAGAAGTTTGCTGGTACATCACGCCACTTTGTCTGGTTCGACGAAGAATGCCCAGAACCAATCTTCAACGAAAACATGCTACGTCTTGTTGACACAGGAGGCAGTTGGTGGATGACCATGACACCTCTTATTGAGATGACATGGGTTGAAGACAGAATTTATGATCCCTGGAAGCAGGGTGCCAAAGACTACTCCATCTTTGAAGTCAGTTCTTTACAAAACAAGCACATTACAGAGGAAAACTTAGCAGCGGCTCTAGTCGGTATTTCGGAGGAAGAGATACAGGCTAGAACACACGGTACCTTCATTAAACATACCGGACTAGTTTACGCTAAACAATTCACCCAGGAGAATCTAATGGAGGATATCCTGGAGTCTGATGATTGGCCCCTATACCATGCTAAATGGGGCCACTTCATCATGATGGATCACGGGTACAACAACCCTACGGCCTTTCTCTTTGGTTGCTACGATCAAGAAGGTAGAGTAATAATCTATGATGAAATCTACCAAAGTAAGAAGCTTGTTTGGGAAAATGCCGAAGATGTCCTTAAGCGTATCGAGAAGCACAGAATTCAACCTACGTATATTGTGGGCGATCCAACTATCGATACTAAAAGTCCCATCACGGGAACAACTATACAGATTGAGTACGGTGAAGCTGGAGTTTATATTGCCCTGGGGTTCCATGACATTTCGCCTGGAATCAGTCGTGTACAATCCCGATTCTCTAAAAACCTTCTGTACATTACCCGCCGTTGCGAAAAACTCCTCTGGGAACTAAACCGTTACCGGTGGGACAAATTCGCTTCAGCAAAGATCGCAGTGCGAAGAAATCAGAAAGAGGTACCCTTAAAGAAAGATGACCATGCACTAGATGCTCTACGTTATGGCATCTGTTCTAGGCCGGCCCTGTATGACGAAATTGCCCTCCCTGTAGGTAATATTCTAGGCTGTGCCGAAGTAGCCATCGATCTCGATTGGGAGAAGATGACTAATAATCCAGAAGAACACAAGCAGTATTATGATGACATGTTAGGAACAGAGTGGTGATAGAGGATAAACTAACCCACGAGGAAAGAATTAATTTGGAATGCTTAGCAATAGCTTCCGCTAGAGCAGGAATGGGTTCCTCAGCAGAAACTATCGTTATAACAGCTAGAATTTTTACCCGCTTTATTAAAGAGGGAGAAAGGATTCCGTATCCTGCATGAAGCCATTAATGGTTACAGATGATCCTCCGACTTTCCCCAATATCTGTATTTGTTGCGGTCTGGGCCGTTGTCCGATGCGAACCTTCTTCATTGATTTAGGTTTCGACATCGATAATAAGTACAAGGCAATCTATGATGGTGCTGTCTATCTCTGTGACGTCTGTGCAAGAGATTATCTCGAACACTTGACAAAGAAAATAGCCGAAGGTGAGGCTCGCTATGGACCAGAACAGCAATATGTTGATGGACGCTACTCAGATGGTCATGTTCCTGGTCAAGCAAGTAGAGAGTCAACAGAAGACGATCGAGAACCTGAGTCAGACGCTGGCGATTCTAGCCAACAACCAGACAATGGGCTTGTCCTATTCACCAATTCCTGATGGAGATGAGGAGGATTATACGACCGCAGCGGATGAACCAGAGGATGAGGGATTTCAAAGTTACGAGCCAATAATCTTCGCTGAGTTTTCAGCACTCGGATTCAATGGAGACCCGACAGCATTAACGGAGGATATGAAATGAAGGAAGAGGAAGCGACCGTCAAGTACGGCCCGCCACTGATTCAAACGTGGGAAGATGCCCAATGGCAATTCCTACGTGGAGTGATTGACGAGAAGGAACTACGGGAAGCAATGGGTCGCTTCGGTCAGACTCACGTATCTCTCGTTCCAGTTTCTGGTAATTTGGAGAGCCTAGAGATTTCCTTCGGTAGGGAATTTCCGGACGACCTAAAGGAGCCACGTCCCGTCTTCACTTCTCTCGAAGATCAGCAAAAGGAGCTAGATGAACGACGCAAGGAAGACGCAAAGGTAGTTGCTCAGAACCGTGCGCTCGATAAGAAGTTCCCATCTTCGACCAGCCCCGAAATTCTCAGGGCGGAGGCTGCTAGAGAAGAGGAAGAGGGAAAGACCCCTGCCAAATCGGTTTCTAAGTAGCTTTGACCCTGAACACTTCTCTTTAAGTGTTCAGGGAACTAAACTCCTTGGCGCCCTGTAGGTTCTTAAAGAGGTTTCATGCTAGATACAGCCGATCAGAAACTCATTGCTAAATGGGACAACATCTTCAAGGCTTGCCAGGAACATCGAAATAACTTCGAGAAACAGTGGCACGCTAACTTAGCTTTCTATTTTGGTAGACAGTGGATTACTTTCCACCAGATGCCAAATGCTGCTGGTTACAATATGAGTGAGCCCAGGCCTAGTGAATCATGGCGTGTACGCCATACCACTAACAAGATCAAGCGAGTAATTCGTAACGAGATTACGAAGCTGACCAAAGAGGAATTTCAGTTCTACGTAGTTCCTGCTACAGCAGAAGAGGGGGATAGAGCAGCGGCTCTTGCTGGTGAGGGAGTAGCTGACTTCCTACTTCATTCTAGAAACTTCAACGCTATTAGACGGCAGGCGACATTCTGGGCGTGTGTACTAGGTACTTCATTCATGAAGACCTATTACGATAATTATCAAGTTGATCAAGACGGCAAACCAGGGAAGATCATATATGAGGCAGTTACTCCGTTTCACTTGTTCGTACCTTATCTGCAGATTGTTGGACTCGAGGAACAACCATTCGTTATACATGCTAGAACGCTGGACCCGGAACTGCTCCACGGACTTTATGAAAAAGATGTAGAGGCAAAGACTGAGACTGCATCTAGTATTCTGGACTCTAGGTTCCTAACAGCCATAGGTGTTAAGGAATCCCAGTCGAAGTCTATTAAACAGTGCTACGCTAAAGAAGTTTGGCTAAAGCCCTGCAAGGACTTTCCTCAGGGAGCAATGTTCATCTACGCTAATAATCAGCTATTGATGATCTACGAGGGTGAAGTACCCTCCCCTGTAGGTCCGGAAGATCCTGCGCAGGAACAGCTTCCTATGCTTGATATTCCAGGAATGCCCACTCTTAGTTCTAAGTACCCGTATCAGCACAATCAATTCCCCTTCGCTAAGATCGATCACATTCCTACAGGGCGCTTCTACGCACAGTCGGCTATTGATGACTTGATTCCTGTACAAAAGGAATACAATAAGACTAGAAGCCTCATGTTGGAGACCAGGAACATTGCTGGTAAACCACAGTGGGCAATGACAAAGGGCGCATTCGATCCCTCTAAGCTTAATACTAAGCCTGGTCTTGTTCTACAGGTTAATCCTGGATTCAAAGAGCCGATCCCTCTTGTTCCTCCCCCTATGCCTCAGCACGTAAAGGAAGACCTTGAAATCTGTGTTCGAGATATGGATGATATATCCGGACAGTTCGAAATTAGTAAGGGTAGAACTCCTCCCGGGGTCGAAGCTGCTTCGGCAATTGCTTACCTACAAGAAGAGAACGATTCGATCATGTATCATACTGTGGCCTCAATTGAGGACGCAGTACAAACAATCGGAAGACAGTCTCTTGCTTTGGCCCACCAATGGTGGACCGAGGAAAGAATCGTTCAGGTAGTTAGCCGTAACAACACTTACGAAGCTAAGAGATTCAAAGCTTCTGACCTACAGGCTAATCTAGACTTCCGGATCGAAGCTGATTCTATGGCACCACGTTCTCGTGCTGCTAAGCAAGCCTTCATTACGGAACTCATGAAGATGGGTGTCATTCCTCCTGAAAAGGGAATGCGTTACCTACAGATGAATGAGACTAATCGCCTGTACGAAGAACTACGTATTGACGAAAGACATGCACAGCGTGAGAACGCTTACATGGCAATGGGTGTTCCTCTATTCAAAGAGACGGATCAAACAGATGAGATGGGTCAACCTCTCCCCCTTACTGAGCCGGAAACCAATGAAGAAGGAATGCCCCTCGTAGACGAGATGGGACAGCCTGTTACTCGACTTATTACTATTAATGAGTTCGATAATCACCCAGTTCACATCTACGAGCATGAGAACTTCATGAAATCTCAGGAATATGAAATGCTGCCTTATAAAAATAAGAAGATATTCCTAGACCATCTGGAAGAACACAAGATGGAATTAGCAGCAGAACAGCAAATGCAGGCCCAAATGGGTCCCCCAGAACAAGAGATGGAGACAGCTAGTGCCGCCGGAAATGGACAGTATTAGTTTCAACACTGGGGAAGATACTACAGAAACAGTCCCTTCCCCTGATGATTCAGTTATCACCGATTACCTAAAAGGTATTCCAGATCAAGATAGAGCCATAGTTGAGAAGTATGTAAAGCCTTGGGATGCAAATGTAACGAAGAAGTTTCAGAGCATCCATGACAGCTACAAGGACTACAAGCCTTTCAAAGAGCAGGGTATCTCTTCTGCTGATCTAGACAAGGCTTATCGGCTCTTTAGTGGACTACGGGCCGATCCCGTAGCAGCTTATAAGTACATTCAACAGGAACTAATCAACAGGTTCGGACCCGATTTCGATAAGGACGGAAAAGTGCCAGAGGAAGTGGAACAAGAAGTTGAAGAGGAAGTTGATCTAACTCAACTACCAGAACAGTATCAGCGCATGTTTGAAAACATGCAATCTGAGATTGGTGAATTCAAGACTTGGCGTGAACAGCAAGAACAGGCCAAGCAGGATGAAGAAGAAAACAAGCAAATTGACTCAATTATCGACACGATGCATAATCTCTACGGAGAATTTGATGATCGCTGGATACTATTGCAACTTGCTGATGGAGCGATGCCAGAACAAGCAATAGCATCTTGGAAACAATTCACAGAAGGAATCATCGGCAGTCAAAGTTCCCGTCCGGCTCCTCCAAGAATTCCTGGAGGCCAAGGAGGGATTCCTAATGACCAGGTTGATGTGACTAAGCTAGATGGACCAGATCGGCGTAAGTTGATCGCCGACATTCTAGAAAGAGCATCTTCACAAGGTTAGGAAACTATGTCTGCAACATTGACTACGGTCAATGGTATCCTCAAAGAAGTTTATGAGGGCACCATTAATGACCAGCTCTCAGATGAGCGAACCACTATTAAACGTATCGAACAAACAGCAGAAGGTACTACTACCGATGCTGTAGGTGGTAAGTACGTTACCTTCCCAGTTCGTGTTTCTCGTAACCATGGTATTTCTTACCGTGCAGAGAACACGCAGCTAGCTCCTGCTGGCCGTCAAGGTCTAAAGAGCGCAACGGAAGTTCTAAAGTACGGATACACCAGAGTTCGACTTACTGGTCAACTAATTGAGTTGGCTGACACTAACAGGCAGGCATTTGCATCCGCAATGGATGTTGAAATGGATGGTGCCCGTGAAGATGTCGGCCGAGATGAGAACCGAATTGCATACGGCCATATTGATGGTTCGATTGCTTCGGGAATTCTCTCGAAGGTTACGGCCAACTCAACTGGTGCAACCATTACTGTGGACAGCACTCAGTACATGGAAGAAGGCATGGTAATTGATATTACCGCTGCCGGTACTCCTGTTTCTGGTGGTACTGCTGTTACAGTTCTGACTGTACCTACGGCAACTACCTTTACTGTTTCAGCCTCTGTTGCTGGTACAGTTATTGGTAACTACGTATCAAGAACTGGAGACTACAACCTAGAGCCTCATGGTCTTAACAAGATCGTAGATTCCTCAGGTGCAATCCATGGACTTGATCCGGCAACCACTACTCAGTGGGCATCCTTCGAGGATTCAACTACTACGACTCTAACAGAAGTGGCAATGGTTGCTGCTACTGACCAAATTCGAGTTCGTGGTGGCGGAAAGCCCACAGTAGTGTTCGCATCATTGGGAGTTCGTCGGGCGTACTTCTCCCTGATGCAGTCTCTTCGGCGCTACAATGAGCCGAAGGAATGGGTGGGTGGACTGGTTGGTCTCGCATTCAACTACGGTAAAGAAATCCCCGTGGTTGAGGACCGAGATTGCCCGGCGAAGCACATGTTCTTCCTCAATGAGAAAGAAATCAAGATTTGGCGAGACCAGAAGTGGCACTGGGAAGACCGGGACGGTTCTGTTCTTAAGTGGGTTACTGACTTCGATGCATTCGAAGGAATGATGAAGCAGTATTGGCAGACGGGCACTCACAAGAGAAACAGCCATGCCAAGATGACCAACATCACTGAAGTCTAATCGCCGGGGAAGCGGAGAGAAAAGGGCTCCTTCGGGGGCCCTTTTCTTTTTACCTGTAATGCCATTTCAATCTGAGAACCAACGTAGATACCTTTGGATGAAACACCCGAAAATTGCCCGGAAGTGGTCCAAAGAGTACGATTCAAAAGTAGTTAAACGTGCAGCCAAACGGAGACTCCTAAGGAAAGATTAATGGCTCCCCCTCCGAAAGTGCAGAATGATCCTCAAGATAGGCTAATGCTTGAAGGGACGGAAGTTCAATCAGCGGAGGACTATTCAATTTGGGTAAAAGATGGCAAGCGGATCAATTTCTACGGCGACCTGTATGTAAACGACGTTAAAATTGATGAAATTGAAGGAATTGTAGGACCTGCGGGACCTACAGGATTAACTGGTCCGGCCGGAGATGGTGGACTACTAGGATACCTACATACACAAGCTTCCCCTGCTACTGTATGGACAATCAACCACAACCTAGGTTTTAGGCCCTTGGTACAGTTGTTGAATGCTGGCAGTCAGATATTTAACGCAGATATTTCACATCCATCTGTGAACCAAACAGTAGTTACCATGTTGGTAGCACAATCAGGATTAGCGAGGCTTGGGTAATGACCACTCCACAGAACAGTTCCCTAGACTTCCTGTCTGCGGCATTTATAGTAAACTTGCCGGACCCTACACTAGCGCAACATGCTGCTACAAAGGCTTATGTTGATGCTAATATTGAGGGTCTAAACTGGAAAGACTCTGTTCGTGCTGCTACCACAGCTAACATTTCTATTGCTTCGCCAGGAGCTACTATTGATGGTGTTACAATGGCCACCAACGATAGACTTCTGGTTAAGAACCAGACGACTACTACGGAGAATGGTCTATACATTTGGAATGGTGCTGCTACTCCTGCTACTAGGTCTCTGGATGCAAATACGGGTCCAGAACTAGAAGCTGCTGTTGTTCTAGTTGAAGAAGGCTCTACAAATGCTGGAACTACTTGGAGACAGACAGCAGTCACTATTACTATTGGTTCAACTGCAATTGCATGGACAACTTTCGGCACTGCCGCTGGTGCTGCTTCTGAATCTGCTGCTGGCATTGCTGAAATTGCAACACAGGGCGAAGTCGATGCTCTTACTGATGACACCAGATTCGTAACAGCACTCAAGCTAGCTAACTGGGTTAACAAGAAACTTAAGTTCACAGCTACATTTGGCGACGGCGCAGCTACGTCGTATGTTCATACGCACAACCTTAACACTAAAGATGTCCAGGTGTATGTTTACGAGGTAGGTGGTTCCTTCCGAGAAGTTATGTGTGAGAAACAACATACAGGAGTCAACTCAGTAACTACCCTGTATGCTGTAGCTCCGGCTTCTAACTCATTGAGGGTAGTGATTCTTGGCTAATGACTATTCCTCTTTTAGCTCTATTTGAAGGTGCGAAGGCTACTACAGAACTACCTACTATTGCTGGGGATGTTCTAACTGTATCTGATCATTTAGCCGTAGTAGATGATTCTGACACTACGGATCACGCTGATGGTTCTGATAAGGTAACTACTCTAGCTGATCTAATTACCTTCTTGCAGAGAAATGGTGGATTACCTAGAGTAAAGGCTTTAGCAGCAGATCACTCTATTTCTAGCACCACGGGTACAGAAGTATCTGATCTCACTCTAACGTTAGAGGCAGGTACCTATACTTTCGATTACTACTTGATTCTCCAAACAGCTACTACTTCTGTCTCTCCTCTTGTTGGTGTTAACTTCACTGGTACAGTTACAGCATTCACTCTAATCTACTACTTCGCTGATGCTTCTACCTCATTGCTCGCTGAATTACATACAATGGACGATGAGGGTGTTAACACCTTCGGTTTTATTTCGGGTAGAGCTACAAGAACAGAAACTACTGCATCTCCTAACTTGGGTTCAACAGCTACACTAGCTGCTTCGACTATCAACGTAGATATTCCTGTTCGCATTACAGGAAGTATCGTGGTTACAGTAGCCGGCGATCTGGAATTGTGGCACTCATCTGAAACAGCAACTGCCACTAGAGTAGAAGCAGGTTCGTCCGTGGTTGCTTATAGGACGGCCTAATGGTAAATGTCCTTAACAGAAATACTAAGAAACCAAGATTACTACAGAACAAGAATGTATGGATTGCACAAACGGATGCAGCTCCACCACCACCCTCTATTACTGTTGATCCAAAAACGGTACAGATATGGCTTGATGGTAACCTTACAACCCCCTCTTACACCGTTGCAGTAGATGATATTGTAGTTTTCCCTATTTGTACTAATACTAACTTTGGAGATTCTCTTCATACTATTACTAAATCTTCTGGGACAGCTACAATTGGTTCAGTTACTCAGGAAGCATTACAACAAACAGGTGGACAGTCTTCTCTTTATTGGTGCAGGGTAACCGGAGCGGGAACTATTGTTTTTAGTATATCAACTGATCTTAAAAGAACAGCAGTTAAGCCCTATGTTTTAACTGGCTGTGACACCTCTGATTGTATTGGAGCAGAAACACAAGGTGGTGCCGCTACAAATGACTTAACTACTACTGCTGTAGATGCTCAAGCTTCCGCTTCTGTTATTATCGTAGTCGACACCGAGTGGAATGATCTAGGGGATATGACTTCTTCCGATCTTCAATCATTTAGTACCTTTAATGGTGGAGGAACTTCTATGTCAGGTTGTTTTGGTCACCGAGTTACTACAGCCCCTGGTAATATTACGGCTAATTTAAATGCTAATGGTAGTGGCACAGCAGATCATGATTATTGTCAAGTAGAATTCTTGGTTGCCTAATGTCTTTCATGCTCAATAATATCTTCTATGTTCTTAGATTAACTACACCTAATGCACTGCGTGGATTAGGGTGGGCAAAAGGACAATCAACTCCTCCAGGGTACCCGGAAGACCAAGTATACGATGAAGATGGACACATGATTGCTACCTTTCATTGGGTAGTTGATCCCGCTGATCCTCACATAGGCTCTGATACTGTGGAGAATGTAACAGAGCATATGGACTTGATTTCCGGGGATTGGAAACACTTCAAATTCTATAATGATGAACTAACAGGTTTCTGGCTAATTACTGACCTGCAGGCACTAATTGACGTAGCTAGGGGTAAGGGTCTAGATGCTTTAGCAGACTTTCTAGAGACTTCCCCTCTAATTGAAC